GCGGCGGCTTCATTCAAGCGGTCGGCGGCGGTCTTGGATTGCCAGGTTGCATCGGTCTGCGCCAGCTGCTTCATGTTGCGGCGCACGCGGTTCTCGATGCCCTGGATTTCCTGCTGGTTGAGAGTTCGGCCGATTGCCTGGGTGACGGCCTTGATGCATTCGGGGCGCATGGGCTTGCTCCTGGTTGAATGGGAGCAAGCCTATGGTTCAGCGGTAGACGGTTTCCCGACTATTTAGAGCCCGCGTTGCAGGAAGCAAGCGGCGGCGGCGGCGAAACCCTTGGCGTCCTGCTGGGCCTTGACGATTTCTGCGTCAGCATTGGCCAGCAGTTCACGCGCCGATACTGTGATCGGGTTGCCGTCGGCGTCCATGGCGCCCGTTGAGATACGCATGTCATCGACGCGCGATAGGATTTCGTCGGCAACCTGCACCACCGGATCGGCCTGGGCTGCTGCACCATCAGGCTTGGCGGCATCGTTCGCCGGGGCTGGCTTATCTTGCGCGCCAGCTTTCCCACCAGGTGGGGATTCAGCCTTGGGCGCCGCGCCATCGGCCTTCGGTGCAACCTTTGGCTCCGGAATGTCCAGAGCTTTCGGCTGCAACGTAGGGTCGGCACGCTCGATGTCGTCGAGGATGCGGGTGATTTCCTGGCGGGCGATCTGCGCCATGGTCAGCTTGGTGTTGGCCTCGGCGACACCGGCAGCCAACGGCTTTTTCTCGAAACCCTGCACGATGGCATCGGCGCGTTGTGATAAGCGATCCTGGAACCTGGCCGGCACCTCGCCGCGATCCAGCGCATTCAGGTCTGCGCGCGGATGCTCGGCACTTCGGTTACCGCCCAATGCTTCGTTCAACGAGTTTTGACGGTCGGACAGGTCAAGCCGATCAGCCTCAATTGCCTGGCGCGCGGATGCTTCGGCCTGCTTGCGGCTCTGCCCCTGCTGCTGGAATTCCTTGGCACGGGCCTTGAAGGTGTCGTCCAGGGCGGCCAGGTTTTGGGCAACGGTAGACAGTTCGGCCTTCACGTCCTTTACGTTTGGCAAGATGCCGGCGGCTTCCTGCTCCAGCTCAACGCGCAGTTTCGGCTCCAGATCCTGGCGCGCCGTGGCAAGGGCGGCGTCCTTGCTCGGCGCCATACCGCGCGGCTCATCGGCGGCGCGAATGAATTGGGCGCTATGGATGCTGTCGGGCAGCACCACCGGCTCACCGCGTTGCAGCTGGTCGATCACGGTACGGATCGCGTCTTGGTGGGCCATGGCCGACTTTGGATCAATGGGTGCACCCGGGGCGGTGTCGATATCGGCATGCTGGTTGGTGCGTTCAGTCAGCGCGGCATCCACTTGGCGAGTGGTCGGGCGGCGAAAGTTGACACGGCCAAGGCCAAAGAAGGCCAGGCCCATGATCGCATCGGTCGCCATCGCTGTTCCGTCCAAGGCTTTGTACTGTGCGGCCTGGCTGTGATAGCCATTGCTTTCCAGTAGCGCGGCGGTAGCACCACGGCCGGCCATGCCCAGCCCAACGTTGGCACCGACAGCAATAGCGGCATCGCCGAGGATCGGTTTGACGAACCTGGCCGCCGGCAGCGCAACGCCGATGCCCGTGGTCGCGGCGTCGATCAAGCCCTTTTTGGTGGCGGTGGATTCGTCCAGGCCCTCGGCCATGCCCACTTGCTTGCTGGAGAAACCTGCTGGTCCACCAGCAGCCAGGGCCGCACCGGCAGGACCGGCAACCACGGCGCCGGCAATGGTACGCGGCAATACGGCGGATGCCTCGCCCAGGATCTGGCCGACAAGGCCGACCTCACTTGGGTCGGGGCGCAGGCTCATGACCGACTTGGCGGTTTTCTCGCCGATGTCGCGGGCCTGGGTTTCCCGAAACTGCTGCTGATCAGCCAGTTGGCCATCATCCGGCGCGTACGATGAGCTGATGGACAGGTCGGATTCAACGGCCAGGCTGCCCAGTTGCAACGCCGTGGACTGGATCGTACGACCGCCCTCAATGGCGCCGCGTAGCAGGTTAGGCCCGATGGTGCTGAGTGCGCCCGTGAACACGCCAGGCGCCAGCTTATCCGTGGTGCGGTCGAGGCGCTGGTCTTGGCTCAGCGCTTCGTTGTCCTCGATCATCCCGTCTAGCCAGCTCATTTGACGATCACCGTGATGGGTTGTTGGGTGTCCGGGTCAAGCTGCACCCGGCCGGCGTTCAGCAGGTAGTACATGCCCTCCTTGCCTGGCACCGGCATCATTGGCATGTCTTCCAGCTGGCTCACTGGGATTTTGCTGTTCTTGGCCATGCCTTCCAGCTGCATATCCACGGACTTGTTAAACGTGTCGTCATCCATCCCATACGGTTTTATCACCCGGGCGCCGGCCCGCTCAGCAACACCACCGGTTGCCATATCGAACGCGGCCTGGGCGGTCTTCTTGTCCAGATCGTCACCCTCGTCGTACTTCAACCCCTTCGACGCGGCGGTGCCGGCGTACAGGGATTTGAATGCAAGGTAGGCTTGCTCGCGCTGCGGGGTGCCAGGAACCAGCGATGCCCCGGCGTGTTCGTCGAATGCCTCGCGGAAGAACTTGTCCTTGGGCAGCGGCACCGATTTGTCGGCCAGCACCTTTGCACCGGCCAGCAGCGTGCGCGGTACGTCGGTGCCGTCTGCGCCCTTGAGTTTGCGGAACTGAGCCATGCCTGCCAAGGTTACAATCGGGTCATCGCCCGCGATTGGTTTTATCGCGGCGGCATAGTCAGCCCCAGACGGTGAAGATTTTGCGATGGCGCCTAACAGTTGCAGCTTGGTGCCATCGTCGGCCTGCTTGATCAGCGAGGACAGCATGACCTGTTCTTCTGGCTTCCATGGGTTGCGGTTGACCTCAGGGCCATATGCCTTGCGCACCGCGTTGACCACGTCGAACCGGTCGGCAATCTGCTCGCCAAGCTTCTGTTGGCCCTCGGGCGTGGCAATGCCCGCCACGTCCAGTGGTGCAACATCGGAGCCAGTGCGCATGGCGTTAAACACCAGCGGGGTTTCGCGCATCATCTTGATGTTGTTGTCCACCGCCGACTGCAACCGGTTCAGGTTGGCTTGCTGGGCCACGCTGCCGCCGTTCGCCTGCATCTGTTGGCGCTGCTGGTCGATGAACTGCTGGGCCACCGCTGGCGGCTGTCTCAGCAGGGTCTGCACCTGGGTCATTTCCTGCATGCGGGTGTTGAACTCGCCGGCAACGGACGTGCCGGAGACCAACGATTTCCACCGCTGCTGATCTGCAGGTGTTGGCGGAACCCCGGTGGCGGCCTGGCGATCCATCTGGGTTAGCGCGCGCTCGGCCTTCATTTCGCGCATTTCGGCCTGGCGCTGCTGGTGTTCCTTCACTTGGAAGATGCGACCGCTCACGGTGTTCAGCAGTTGATTGCGCTTCTCGGGGTCCAGCTTGCGGGCGTAGAAACCGTCCTCGGCGGTCAGGTCATGCTCAAGCTTTTGCAGGCTGCCCACACTTTCCCGCGCCTCGATCACGCGCTGGGTGGCGTGTGTGGTCCAGTTGTTGTCCTTGAATTCCTGCTTCTTGCTGGTCCAGGCTTCGCCGAACGCCAGGTGGCCGGCAACGTCAATGTCTTCGGCATCCATGCGGGCATTGATCTGGTCAACGTTTGCACCGGGCATGGCGGCATCTTTGCCCAGCATATCCATGCGCGACACCAGGTCGCTCTGTGCCGACTGGATACGCCCCTTGGCTGCCGAGGAACGGATGCTGTCCAGGCCGCCCAGCTGGATGCGCTTGATCGAGTTGCCGATCTCGCCCTGTTGCGCCTCGTCCAGACCTGGCGTTATCACCGGGTCAAGCTTGGACACAGCGGCGTTGTATGCCTCTTCGGACTTTTCGTAGGGCAACTGACCGGTGCGCATTTTCTCGTCAAGGTCCGTGGCGATGGTCTTGATCTGCGACTCGCGGTCGATAAGCGCGTTACTGGCCTTCACCCTGGCAAGGGCCTGGTCTTCCTTGTTGATGTTGTCCAGCACGCCCAACGCCGCGCTCTGCACGGTGCTGGCGACCTGTTGCGCGGCCTGGGCCTGTCCACGGTTGTCCATGGTGACAACGCGGTTCTGCGGTGCATCTGGTACGGCGCGTGCCTGCGCGAAATTGCCCAGCGGAATCTGTGCCATCAGGCATTCCCCCCAACACTTGGAACGGTTGCGTTCTTACCGGCGGCGGATGCCTTCCACGCCATACCGGCTTGAGCGCCAGCAGATAGAACAGTCCCGATGGACTGGGCATTGGCATTGCCGCGCGCCTGTTGGCCTGCCAGCGTGTAGTTGCTGGCGTCGACGTATCCACGGGCACGCTGGTTCTTGCCGTTGAAGATTGTCAGCGCCGCGTCTTCCTCGGCGTTACCGATGATCTGCTCGTTGATGTTGATCGCGGTGCCGGCGCCGGTCTCAACACCGGAGGCTGCCAGGGCGGCATTGGCTTCGCTGGCCTGGTTACGCGCCAGGCGGCGGATACGATCGGCCTGCACCACGGCAGCACTGGCGGCTGTATCGGCATCGGCCTGGGCCTGATCGGATTGGGCGTTAGCATTGAGCTGAGCTTGCTTGCCCGATTGCTGGGTGGAATACACCGAGTACACGGTGGCCGCTGCCATTGCCGCATAAGCGGCCATCCCCACTGCTCCTACTGCCATGTCAGATCTCCATCATCAAAAGCGGGCCGATGTTGCGCAGCCCTTGGGATTCATAAAGCCGGGTGGTTCCCTCAACGCTGACCCCGGTGCCGATGCCCATGTAAATCTGCTTCGCCCCCTTGATCCTTGCCCACTCTTTGAACGTCTGGATCAGGCGCACAGCGATCACGCCATTGCGCTTTGACGGTTCGACGAAGATGGAATAGTCGTAGGCGATCAAGTCGTTGCTGAACCATTGTTCAGTCACGGCGCCAGCCATGCCGCCAACCACCTCGCCGCGCACCTCGGCAACGAACACAACGCCCTGCCCGTTGATCAGCTCATGCAGGAATGCGGCCGACTTGTCAGGGCAGAAGTTCATGGTCGAGTAGCTGCTGGTAGCGTGCAGCAGGGTTCCCAGCTCGATCAGCCGGGGAACATCGGAGTGCTTGGCGGGCCTGATCATGGGAACCTCAGTCGTTGATTGTGATTTTTTTAATGACGTTGAGCAGGTGAAACGGCAAAGGCTGGTCCTGCATGATTTCCAGCGTTGCCTCGCCGCGCTCCCACCCCAGGTTCTCCAGGCGCTTGACGCCCACGAAGTTATCCGGCGGCTGGTCCAGCACGCCTTCGCCCAGGTTGCGGAAGCTGATGGTTTGCGCGACACCCTTGCCTTTCACCTTGCAGCCGGTGGTATCGAGGAATCGCAACGAAACCTCGCCAATACGCATGCTGTTGCCCTGTGAGCTGCCAGTGTTACCGGCTGCCTCGGGGGTCAGGGTCTTGATCAGTGTTTTGAAGTTCAGGCCGATCGATGTCTCTTTGGCGTTGCGCGGGATTGTTACCTGTCCACCCACTACCTGCTGCTGCTGCATCACAACGCCGTCGGCGACGATGTCGACCATCTTCCCTTCCAGGTGCGACAGCCCTCCCCACACGGTCTTACCGGTGGCGTCGGTGGCATTCACACCGGAGTCCACGCGTACGCCGGCTGTAAACCGCTCGATGTAGCGCACGTTCTGACCGTTGATGGTGCGGCGCACCAGCACCCACACCTGGTCGCCGGACGCGGTAGGAATCGCAGCAGCCGACTCGTATGCGCCATCGGTGATTTGGCGGGCCCAGCCGATAACGTCCTGGTCTCGGTCCACGGTCATGGTCGCCATGACGCCATCGGCCCGGACCATATACAGGATCGACTCGGGCTCCTGCTGGTAGGCCATGTCGACGATGCCGGACTTGGTTGCATGCTCAGCCAGCACGGACATATCGGGCGAGCCGAAGGTGTCGGAGTCGTACTTGTAGGCCATGGCACGCAGCTTGCGGCCGGCGCGCTGGATGAAATACAGCTCGTTGCCGATGCGCACCGGGCGCACCTTGTTGCAACCATAGACCGACGGGTTTTTGGCGCGGATGTTGGTCGGCGTGATTGCCTTTTCCACACCGCCGCTCACGGTGAACTCGCCGCCGTAGGTCAGCGGGATCAGGGCATTGATCTGGCCGATGTGCAGAATCGGATTGATCTGGTCAGACGACAGGTTGTACGAGATGGCGTCATCGTCCTTGGTGCCCAGTTCGAAGTTCAGGTACTCACCAGTGCGGGACTCCCAGATGGTTTGTGGGAAGTTCGGCGAGCCGCCCAGAGCAAGACGCTGTTCGTACAGGGTGCCGGTGCCTGGATAGCCGTCGATGTCGTTCCAGACAGACGCCTCAAGCGACCAGGCGTTGGCCGGTGATGCAACTGCGGATGTCGGGGCAGACCGGATAATCCCAGAAGCCGCTGTAGGGCTCGTATAGGTCACAACCTCAAGCAGCCCGCCGTTGATCTTGACGAACTTGCCCACGTCGGTGGCGCGCCAGCCAGCGGCGCCCAGCGTCATGCTGACGGATGCCCCCACGGGAGTAGCGGCGCTCAGCGTGTTGGTGGTCTGCGGCGACCCCTTCAACGACCAAGTAGGCCGGGTTGTCGCACTGAATGCGTTGGTCACCTCGACGGTTGCCACGGTTGCGCTGGTCACCGCGGTGATCTTGGCCACGCCACCGCCGGACCAGATTTCGCGCCCAACGTCAGCGGCAAGGAATGCAGCTTCGGACGCCGTCACGGTACGACCGGTGCCCACCGCCGGGTTGTCGATGGTGATCGCGGTCAGGAAGTCGATGCCCTTCTCGTCGAACGGCTTGGTTACGAACGGGGCCGGGGCCAGGCTCCACTCGGTATTGGTGATACGGCGAAGGCGGTAGACGGGCACCGTGTTGCAGAAGATGAACATGGTGTCGGCGCCCTGCACATAATCCAGGCGGTCGAGGATCGTGTGGGCGTACGGACTGGGCAGCTCGATCCCGCTGTAGGTGCCGTCGGCGAAGTGGATGCGCACGTACAGGTCACCCATTTCAACCATGTACGCCTGGGCCGCGTTGAACACGTACGGAACGAGGCGGCAGTTTTTATCCGGGTACTTGGCAGGGGAACACATCAGAGTGCCATCGCGGCGCACACAGCCGCCGTGGATGACGGGCCAGGCGTTCTGGATGATCTCGGCGCCGTTCTGATACCGGGCAATGTCGACTCGCCCCAGCATTCGGGGGGAAACCTCCCCGGCGGTAAAGTTCGTTTGGTTCAGCGTCAGGCGAGGCATTACCAGTAACTCCCGAAGCGCGCGGCGTACAGTCGTTCATCGCCCAGGGTCTGCGGCGGATCTTCCTGGCCATCGACGGCGCGGGCGCGGCGCAGGGATGTCTCCAGCTTCTGCTCCATGGTTTGCTGCATCGAGGCCGATTGCGTCACCGGGTAAGCCATCGCGGCGGCCATGGCCAGGGTGACCAGCTTCACCAAGTGAGCATCCCAGGTGTTTTCCACCTCGTTGCGGAACACGTAGCGCAACTCAAGCACCGTGGTGTTCGCCTGGATCGTGCGGCCCTCGACCAAGTAATCGATCTGGCAACCATTGGCGCCAACCTCCAGCACCCGCGAGAAGTCAGCCGGAAGCTCAAAGGACTGGGAGTAACCGAAAGCAGGGGCAACAGCATCAGGCGCCAGCACAGCGCGTTTGACGCAGCAGTTCCACGGATGGGCGCGCAACATGTCATCACGGACGGTCGGGTACAGGTTCGCGCACAGCTTCGCCCGGTCAAGGTTCTCCTGATCGGCAAAGTCGTTGATGGTCTGAGCCCCAAGCATCAGTAGCGCGTTGGAGCAGATCGATACACCTGTGGCCATTGTCATCCCAACCTCCAGATAAAAAGACCGGGGCACACGGCCCCGGTAAATTGTTGCCGTCCATGGCGGCCCGTGAAATCAGTTCTGGCCGGCGTAGAAGGCCACCAAGGTCAGCACCTGGCCGGCCAGCAGTGCGGCGCCTGCCACGACAGAGCGCAGTTCACTGGTGTCGGTTGCGTCACCTGGCTTGGTCACGCTCACTTCAAACAGCGCGCCGTTGGTGAACTGGGCTTCGGCCGGCAGCTTGGCAGCGGACGCGGCAGACGATGCAGCCATGTACCGAGCCGGAGTCACGGCATCGCCCAGGTTGATGGTGGACGACGCGGTGCCGGCGGCGCAGAAGATGGCGGTGCCTGGCATCAGGCGAGCGCCGAAGGGCAGATAGCCCCACGAAATCACGTCGCCGATGGCCACACCACCAACTGGCACGGTGTAAGTACTGATGAAGGTCTGGATGTCCGCACCTTGCAGGTTCGGTTTAACCAGGGTTTGCGGGTAAGCCACTCGGGCTGCCGCGAGACTTGCGAGAACGGTTGCCATGTTTAAAGCTCCTGAATCAATGAGTTGGGTTGTGAAGCGCCTGGCTTATGGCTCAAGGCAGGCGATCTCCACGACTTTCTCTTCTTCGACCCGGACGGAGCCGATAGACATCTTGGCGTAGATGCGGACGTTGAAGCCCTTGCCTGGATCTTCGCCAACCTTGGTCATGATGTCCGCGCCCTTGCCCAGGGTTACGCCGGACTTGGCGTAGGCGTACAGGAAGCGAGTGGTCGATACCTTCGGGCAGCGCTCGGTAGGAATCCAGTTGAAGCCCATCCACTTGCCGCGCACGCTGCCTTCACGCAGGAACTGGCCGGCGAGGTAGTCGGTGCTGGTCAGGGTGGTGTCAGCCAGGATCTGTGCAGCGGCCGCAGCGTTGTAGAGCATGTACAGCTCTTCGCCCGCTTCCTCGTCCGCTTCGTTGGTGCGGAACAGGGTTTTGGCCTGGATGATCTTGGCCTTGGTCAGGTTGGTGCCGCCGACGGCGATCTTCTGCGCGGTAGGCAGGATGATATTGCCGCTGGTGGAGCGCGAGTTGCCGCCCAACGAGCTGATGATTACGTCGTCCTTGGCACGGTTCAGCGAGGCAACCATGGCCTTGACGTAGTCCGAAGTCGGGTCAACCAACATACGGATCTTGTCCTGGTCATCGACCATGTCGCCGTCTTCCCAGTCGTAGAGGTCGACGTAGCGGGTCGAGTGCGGTTGATCGTTGATCGGGGTGTCGCCGTGGCGCTGGGTGCGGCGGGTAGCGGTACGCTGGCCCAGGCGGTTGATCGACTTGGACATACCGACGATGTTGGGCTCTTGCGCAACAGTGGTCTCAAGGCGAGAGGTGGACTGTTGAGCAACGTGGCGGAAGTTGTCAGCGAACTGCTGGACAAACGCCTCGGTGATTTGCTGGGACATATGATGCACTCCAATGCAGATTAGGGATTGCCTGCCGGTTGTCCGCATCGCGGGCCGGGATTACCTGGCGTGCATCGGCTTTGCTGCGCCTCGGGGCTTTCCGGGTGTCTGCGTGCCATCGCAGGCCGGCCCATTGCTGGGATGCCTGCGATGTTCGTGCGTGGGGGGTGTCGGTTTCCCGACTATTTGACGCGGGGAGTTAGAAGCGGGTCTTCGGCTTGCTGTACTTCTGCTCGTACATCGCATCGAGCTGGGCCTGGACGCCTGGGCGCTTGGGATCGTGCGCGGGCAAAGCCTGGAGCTGGGCGCGCAGTTCAGCGGCTTTGATGTTGAAGTCAGCTTCGTTGACCTGGGCGCCGCCGTTGATGGCGTTGTCCTCCTTGAGTTCGCGGCCGATGTTGGCGGTGAACGCAATGAAGTCCGGGTCGTTGCCATACTTGGCCTGGAGCGCGGCGAAGTTCCCAGGCTTGCCCGGTTCACTGGCGAAGGTCTCAGCAGCGCGGTACGACGCACGCACGTTCTGCGTCATAGCCTGCTCGTCACCCCATGCGGCCTTGAGCGTCGCGGCGCAATCCTGCTGACTCAACTGCACCCCGCCCTCGACCAGGCCGGGAGCTGCCTTCATGTACTCGCCGATCACGTACTCAACCTGGGCATTGGTCAGGCCCTTGGCGTGCGCGCCATTGAGGAACGACTGGGTGCCCTCGTCAGCCTTGAACTCGTCCCAGTTGAAGCCCTCGACGCCTTCCAGCTTCACGGCGTATTCGTCGGCAGTCTTCGGCGGGATGTCACCGGAACCCAGTCGGGTCTCCAAGTGCTTGTAGGACTCGGCCAGCTTGCGGCTGGACTGTTCCAGGTCGAGCGAGCCGTCTTCCTTCTTGACCTGGTACTTCTCGGGGAAGTAGTCAGGCTGTGCACCGCTATCCAGCACGGAGCCGGTGGGTGTAGGTGCTGCAGGTGCTGCGGTCGATGGGTCGCCGCCCTCGGGGGCTTCGGCCATGAAGTGGTTCAGTCGGCCATGGGTAAACATGTTCATCGTCATTCCTCTCGGTCGTTAGGGTCGTCTTGGACGCCATTGGCGCGGTTAACGCGGTTCATGATGTGGTCCAGGACTTCACGGGCCCCGGCTTGTTTGTACGTGGTGAGGATGGCGTCGATGCCACCCACGGTGCAGGCGTTCTTTGCAAAGCGCTGGATCAGCAGGTCCAGCACGATGCGGCCTTCGTGGTGGTCCTCGAACACGCGCTTGAACATGTCGTCGGTCTGCTCGGGTGTCAGGCTCACGCTGCGGCCCCCCGTTGTTTAAGCGCGGCGTCGCCGGCCTGCTGCATCATCATTTGCTGCTGCTCCTGCTCCTGTGCTGCCTGCTGGGCCTGGGCGCGGTCGGCGCGGATCTTGTCCCGGTCGGCCGAGCTGCGGATGATCGAGCCAGGTACGCCCAAGGCTTCACCCTTGAAGCGCTGGGCCTCGTCCATGTCGATGTTGTCCATCACGGTAGGATCAGCCTGTGCAACGATCAGCGCGCCCTGGATGAACGTGTCGATGGCCGTCACCTCTTCCAGCTTCTGCGAGCGGGCCAGCGGCGACAGGTAACGCACAGTGAAGTTGCGACCAGCCAACGACTCAGGCGCAGTGCCCAGAACCCCGGCGCGGTAGGCAATGCCGAAGCACCGCTCAATCATCGGTTGCAGGTACTCAGTCTGGAGCCGGCCGTACACCGGGCCCAGCAGTTGGCGGATCAGGTTCACACGCACATGCACCTCGGTCGCGGTCATCGCTGGGCCATCCTGGGCCTGGAGCTGGTCGGCCATCAGGATCTTGCGGATAGAACCCTGCAGGCGCTGGATCTTGGTCTCGGCGTACTGGAAGTTGGAGCCGGACTGCAATGGCTTCATGCTCTCAACGCTGTTGGCCACGATGATCTTGCGCGGCCCAACCTTGACGGTTCGCGGGTTCAACACGCCATCATCCTCGGCAATCCACATGCCAGCGATGGCCAGGTCACCGGCTGCCAGGTCCATCCGGCACAATTCGTTCAGGGTGCGCGAGTCGGGCAAGGCATCGAACACCGGGCCCACGGCGTACACGCTGTCAGGGATCATCATCCAGCGCGGCACAACGACAGGCATTTCGTGATAGCCCGACTCACTCACCAGGCGCTTGGCCTCGACTTCCACCTTGCACGATGCCACCGGCATGTTTTTGGCCAGCTTGGCGCCGACCATGTGCGTAGTGCGTGGGTAGATGGCGTGGACGAAGCTAACCATTTCCTGCGGCTTTTCCTTGGCCAGCTTGCGCGTGCCTTCGCTCAGGTTCTCTTCGCCGAACTCGTTGACAGCCTGTTCAGCCGTCAGCTTGTACTCGCGGTACACGGTGTCGATCTTGCCGCCTGCCTTGGACGCCGAGCAGTACACGCTCGCGATAGGCCACAGATCGAACGTGAAGCCGCCCTTCTCCATGTCCTGATCGATGTACAGGGCAAACCAGCCAGCACATACAACGTCGATCAGGCCCTCAAAGGCCGCCGCATCGAAGTTGGAGGCGTGGATGTTCTGCCACAGGATGTCGGCTGAGTCATCCAGCCAGCGGCGCTCGTCCTCGCTTTCCTGGCCCACGTCCATGCCGAACCACAGCGAGTTCGCCGGGGTCAGGCCGGACATGATCCCGGACGACAAGATCCGCGCCGCGTCCGTGGTGGTGCCATCGATCATCCTTGCCTTGCGCATCTGCGCCTCGATGGCGGAGATCTGCTCAGTGCAAAAGCCACTGCCCCGGATCGGGTAGCTGTGATCGAAGCAATCGCGCCAGACCGTCTCATGCGGTGAGCGGAGTGACTTCAAGGTGCTCAGCGTTTTGGCGATCTGGTCTGCGTTCATGCGCCGAGTGTCCTTTTGCCCTGATCAAGTACGGACCCAGCAGCGCCACCAGTGGAGAGCAGGCTGCTCTCGGCCTTGCGCTTCTTGCGGGTGGCGGTCTCTTCGTTGGCCTTCTGGGCTGCCAGGTCTGCGGCCTTCTGGGCTTCAACCTGCGGATCAGGTGCGGCAACGGTCTTTGGTGCCTTTGGCTTGCTGCCCATGATCGTTACTCCTTGACCGGTGGTTCAGGGCAGAGCCAGCCTTCGCTGGTCAGAACGGGCTGCTTGATCGTGGTAGGCGTGGCAGTCACAGCCTTGGGCTTTGGAGCGGCCTTTACCTCGGGCGGCGGCTCGGCAGGCTTGACGAACGGATCACCGCCGGCAATCAGGCGCTCAGCTTCTGCCTCGGCCTGTTCCTTTGCGCCTTCACCGGCAACAACGTAATCGCTGAACCAGTCGTCAGTAGCGGTCGACCAGATCTTCCAGCGCCCGCCACCGTTATGCTTGGCGACGTACAGTGCTGGAGGTGCTGGGGTTTCAGTGACTGGCGCAGTGTTGGCGGTGGTATCGCCCGGGGTCTGCGTGGTGAGTTCTGGTGCTGGCATTGGTCTGGCCTCAGTTGGTTGTTGATCAACGAGGGCCAGAATCAATGGGTTGGGCTGTCGGGTTCCCGACTATTTGCGAGGGAGGCAGCTGGCGTTGACGTAATCGATCAATCCATTCAAGGCGATGATTGCTTCGTCTCCGTCGTTGGCGATGCCGACAATTCGTTGACCAGCCGCTGGGTCAAGTTCGGCGCGCGCTTCTGCATCATCCACGCGGCCGGGGCCTGGGCTGGTTCGCACGACGGGGCACTTGGCTGGGACTGACAGCCGCTGAGCGCCAGTGCCAAGGCGAGCAAGCAGGGCTTTGTTCTGGGCTTGAGCATCGGTGAGTACCTTCGTGTTGTCGGTGTCGAGCTGGGTCAGCAGCTTCTGGGTGGCGCGGCGTGATGCGTTGGCGGTCTCCAGCTCGCTCACACGCTGCGTTGCGGCGGCAAGGCTGGTGCTGACATGATCGAGACGCCACAACGCCAGAACAAGCGCCATGGCAAGCCCTGCAACGAGATAGCGAGCCATGGCGCCCACGGTCAGGACTCGGCGTACAGTTGCTGTTTGAGCGCGTAGCCCATCAGCGGCCATACCTTCTGCTCGGCGTTCTGGCGGGCGATCTTGCGGCCTAACTCCGCGTCGAAGTTCTCAGGACTGGCGCATGCGCTCTCGCCGGTGACGGTGAAACCGTTGCGCAGCACCAGGACACAGAAGGTCAGCAGATCCAGCGACTTGTCGGTGTATTGCGCCATATGTGGATCACTGCCCTGCACACCATCTTGGGCGGTGAAGTAGACACACCCCTTGATATTGGCTTGCAGGTCCGCCGGAGTGACGCGCGGCGCGGTCAGGCCCTTGGCCTGGATTTCTTGCTCAATCGATTGATCGTTCACGGGTATTACCTCTGCGGTTGGGGATTACTGCACGCTCATGCACTTGGCATGGCGCTTCAACTGCCGAGCCCAGACTCCAGCACACCGCTTGTTACCCGGCGTGGAGCAGTCGAACCCAGCGGCGTACTTGTACTTGAGCAGGTCGTTGCAAGCCTGGGCGTAGTTCCCGGCCAGCAGGTCACGGCGCGGTGAGCCCTTGAGCCAGGTGCCAATGCCGTACTGGCCCACGAAGTCCATGTACACATCGAACTCAGTTTGATGCAGCGTGACACCCGGCAGTGACGCGGCGAACTGCTTCTCGGCTTGGCTGTTCAGGTTGCGGGCCAGGATCTCGGCGCGCTGGGGCGTGATGGTGTCGCCCATGCGGACTGGCGAGCCGTCTTCGTAACGGGTCGAGCCGTGGCCGATGGTGGGCACGTCGCCCTGTGTGGGGATTACTGCGGTGGTGGTCAAGCCTTCGTTGGCCTGCCAGGTAGCGAAGCCGGCGGCGCTGATGCTCAGCATTCCTACGGCGATGCGCTGACGCAGTTGGGGGCTCATGAACGTGCACGCTCTTTCAACGACTCAATGCGCGCGGCGCTTTCGATGGACTCGCGTCGATCCTTGCGCACCTGAAAGTACAGGTTTGTCAGCAGGCCCAGTACCGCGATCACAACGCCCGACACGCCTATCCAGTTCACTTGCGAGAAGAACCCAACCAACCCCACGGCGCCGCCCGTAAGCATCCCCTTGCTGGCGACTGACGCGCCAACGACCTCTACGATGCTTTCGGGTGCTGGGTTGGCCATGCTGCTACTCCTGTCTGGTGCCGTCATGGTTGGCCTCCAGAGTCAAAAAAAAGCCCAGCGCGAGGTGGCTGGGCTGCGATGACGCTAAGAGTCGTTCTTGTCAGGTGTCGGAATCCCGACTATTTGACTGGCGTTGCGCCATCAGTTGGCGGAGTCCACACCTTCTGCCCGCGAGCAGCAAGCCAGCAATCGAATAGTTCTTGGGTTTTCTCGCTTTCATAGCGTCGGTGCTCGCCATTTACGGTGCGGCCGGGCGGGAGCAACAGATCCATATTCAACCCGCGACGTTCGCCATAGGCCAGGAACGATTGGCCACTGCCTTGCAGCAACAAATTCTCAGCCTCGGCAGCCAGCTTGGCGGACAGGCCAAGCAAGCCATTGCTCATAGCCCGACCTGCAGCATCGGCCAGGTCAATTACGCGTTGTTCGTCTTCGTGTTTCATCGGTATTCCCTCATGCTTTCGAGTGATAAGCCCACCAGTCCCCTACCGCGACCATGGGCAATGATTTACGGTCCCGGCCCGTAGCCTGGACCCAGAACGACACAAGGCGCTCACCCTCCGTATACCGAGG